CCGTTGGCCGGGAGGCCGGCGTACTGGAGGACCTGCAGGGTGCCGATGCGGCCGACGATGCCGGTGCGCACGACGCTGTTGTCGCCCTGGGTGTTGAACGCCGAGGTCAGCTTGGCGTCCTTGCGGAGCGCGCCGATGTAGGCGGAGTTCAGGACGAGACCGCGCTCGGCCGGAGCGTCGAGGCCGTCGAGGTAGACGTCGAGGTCGACCACGTCGTTGTAGTCGAAGTTCGCGGCGGTGATGACTTCGTTGGCCGAGTAGTTGGCGTTGGTCACCAGAGCGGCGACGGCGGCGTTGACCTTCTTGACGATCTTGGCGGTGGCCTCTTCGCGGAAGGCGTTGATGATGCCATCAGCACCCCAGGCGGCGAGCTCGGAAGCGTCGAAGGCACGGGTGGCGTGGTAGTGGACCAGGTTGACCGAACTTTTCGTGACATCAGCGTCGCCCGTTTGAGCGTAGCCGCCGGAAGCCTTGTCGAAGGTGATCGCGTCGTCGCCCGCGATGAACGGGACGTCGATGGTGGTGCCGCGGTCTTCCGAGGACTGAGCCATCGTGGTGAAGACGTCGAGGACGGGGAGCTTCGGGCGGAGGTCGGCGACGATGATGTCGGCGAGCGCGGCCGGAGCGATGTTGAAACCGGAGTTAGCCATAGGTGTGATTAGTAGGGATTAGGGATTAGGGAAAATTAGGAGAGGCGGCCAAAGAGGATGGCGGCCTTGTGCTTCTGCAGGAAGGCCACGCGCTCGGCGCCGGCAGGCATGGCAGCGTACTGCTCCTTGAGCTGCTCGACAGTCATGGCAGGGGCTTCGCTCTGCTTCTCGGCGGCCACGGGGGTGGTGCCGGTGCTGGCCACGATCTCGGCGGCCTGCTTGGCGGCGGAGACGTGCGTCAGTTCCAGGGCAGCGACCTTCTCGGTGAGGGCGGCGACCTCGGCGGTCAGTTCGCCGATGCGGGCATCCTTGGCCACGACGTCCGCCTTGACGGCGGTCAGTTCGTCGGCGGCGCCGACAGTCAGCTTCTCGACAGTGGCGCGGAGGTCGTCGCGCTCGGTCAGGAGGGCGGAGGCGGCCACGCGGAGGTCGTTCAGTTCGGCTTCGGGAGTCAGCTTGCTCATGGTTCTTAAACTTGGGGATGCGGTCAAACGTCAGAAGGACGCGAGGGCTTCCTCGAAGGAGTCGGCCAGCCCGGTGGCGAGGCCCAGCTGCACGGCCTTCTTGCCGGAGAAGGTGCCGCCCGTGAAGGCGTCCTGGCTCACGTTGATGCGGGTCTGCTTGATGGACTGTATGAACTCCTCGTCGATGTCGTCAACCTGCGCCTGCAGGTCGGCCAGCTGCGCATCGGTCAGGGACGTGCCTTCGATGCCGGCGCCCTTGAGCGGGGACTGGCGAGACTTGATGACGACCATCTTCACGCCCGCGTCGCCGTAAGCCTTGGAGTAATCAGGGATGGCCATGTAGACGCCCACGCTCCCGACGGACCCTGAGGGCATGGCCACCAGTCTGTCGGAGGCGGCTGCCAGCCACAGGGCGGCGCTGTTGGCTTCCTCCGCGTAAGCCATGGTCGGCTTCTTCATGCGGCGGATCTTGGCGGCCAGCTCAGGCACGCCGGCGACAGTGCCGCCCGGGGAGTTGACGCGGAAGGCAACCTTCTTGACGGAGGGGTCGGCCTCGAAGGCATCGATGGCCACGCTGATGGCGTTCACGTCAGTGGCGCCCAACATGCTCTCAATCGGGGACACGCCCCGGCCGATGGGGCCGTCGATGGGGATGACGCCCACGCCGTCGGCGGTGACATGCGCAACCGGGCGTTCGCCCAGGAGCTTGGCCAGCACGTCCGAGAAGGCGTACTTGTCCAGGCGGGCGGAGTATTCCGCGGCCTTGACTGGGTCGATTAGCATGGGCTCGAGGCCCTTCAATCCGTGGGTGAGGAAGCGCATGTTTTAGGAATTGGGTTCTTCTTCGGTCTCGTCGTCAATCTCCTCGTCGTCGTCCATGTCGTCATCCGTCTCGGGGACGGGCGCGGCGACAGGGGCGGGTGCAGGGGCCGGAGAAGACGGGGCCTGCATGTTGGAGAAGCGCTGCATGGCCTCCTCGAAGGCCACCTTGCCGGAGGTCGCTTCAATCGTGTCCTTGGCGTAGACGATGTCCTGCACCAGCTCGGCGAAGGTCTTGCGGAAGTCGATGCCACGCTTTTTGGCGATCGCGGAGAAGGAAGTCAGGCCAGCCTTGAGGTCCTCGCGGTCATTCGCGGAGTCGCGGCCGTTGTCGATGCTGGGGCTCTGGGGCACGCTGAACTCCACGTCCGCCCAGTTCGGGTCGTCGGGGAGAAGGCCGGACGCGATGGCCGAACCGATGCGCCACTGCCAATCGGGGATGAGGTAGCAGTCGTGCAGCATGCACTGCTTATCTCCGACGTAGCGGTCCGCCTTGCCAAGCACCATGCGCACGAGCGCCGAACCCGCCTTGCTGCCGTCGTTCACCACCTCGTAGGGTAGGCCACCGCTGGCGATCTGCCGCGAGAGGATGGCGTTGAACATGTCCATGCCCTGGCGCGGGAAGTTAGGCGCAACGCTCTTCAGGTCCTCACCGGGCTCGAGCACGAGCAGCTTGCCGCCCATCTGCGAACCGATGTTCCCGAAGTCCGACGTGCCCATGCCGTTGAGGTCGGCCTCCATGTTCTGGTCGATAGACCCGCCGTTCTTGGTCAGGACAGTGGGGACGTCCGTCACCTGCTTAGTCGCCCTAAGTTCCAGCTGCATGATCTCGACCTGGTCGGCCATCGAGTTGAGGGCCTGAGCCATGGGAGGCAGGCCGTGCGCCCCGCTCACTCGCTTGAAGTCCGCGATGTGCAGGTAGGTGCCGGCGGGCTTGAACTCGAACTGGCCTTCGCCGAACTGCACCCAGATGCCGCGCACCTCGCCGTACTTCCCGAAGACGAAGCCGTCCCAAGTGTCGGGCGTCACGTCCTTCGGGGCCGAAGGGTTGACCACGCGGTGGCCCTCGATGAGCTGCATGGTCGCCTTGCCCGTCGCCGGGTCGTTGACCTTGAGGGCGAAGATTTCCCCGTCCACCGCCCAGGTGTTGACGATGATGCGCTGGACCTGCTCCCCGGTCTTGCCGGTCACGTCCGCCTTGCGGGTGTCGCGGAAATAGTAGTCCTCGTAGAGTCGGGCCTTGGCAGGGTCGGCCGCCCGAGAGGTCGGGGTGCTGCCGTCTCCGACGACGTACATCGTCATGTCATTCACATACTGCACCATACTCGGGTAGTTCTTCTCCCCGTAGCGCGCCTTCTGCAGCAGGCTCTGGCGGTCATACGCGCTGACATCCTTGCGGGCGTCCTGCGGCGTCGAGCCGTACCAGGCACGCCGGGCAAACGACATGCCCGCGTTCTGGAAGTTAGAGGACCAGCCCACCTGACTGGCCTTCGGCTTGGGCGCTTCAGCGCTGCCGGCCACGGGGACCTTGACCTCTTTCTTGACGGACTTCTTAGGCATAAATCAGAAGGTGCGGTTATCCCAGCGGACGCTGATCACGGACCTGCGGCGCAGGCTCGCATACTGCTGAGGGTCCAACAGATAGAGAGCATAGTTGGCCTCGGCCAGCATGTCCTTCGGGGGAATGGCCCACTGCTTCGACACGCTCGACCCGCTGTCGCTGTAGCTGACGATGTTCAAACCCTGCGTGATGGCGGAGACAGCCTTGGCCTTGATGGCCAGCAGCTCGTCTTCCGTCAGGCCAATTAGGAGTCCTTGAGTCGCCATGGGTCGGTTCTTAACCTTGGCGGAGAAGTAAAGGGAGACGGACCGGGGGTTCCAAGCACCCGCAGCGCCAAGCCATCAGCGCCACAAACAACATTTCCCCGGTCCGTCCTCGGTCCAAGGTGACGGCCTCCGGCAGGTTGTCAAGCATCCAAGGGCGCTTCCTCGCCGGCGCCGGACCGGCCGACGATGCCCCACCTGACCGCCACAAGCATGGCCATGATCTCGCAGTCCAGGGCGTGGTTGTCCTTCTTCCCCGCCGGCAGGACCCACATGGGTTTACCAGACCGGCTGTCGCGGATGCGGACCTCGGCGTTCAGCTGCTCGGCGTAGTCGGCCACCGCGTCCCGGGCGTACGTGTGCACCTTGCGCACCCGCAGGCCAGAAAGCAGGTCCTTCGCCGCCAGCGCCGAGAAGATCAGGAGCCGGGCCCGGTTCGTCTGCCCTGGGACGACGATGGCCTGCACGTCGGAATAGAAGCGCTTGGTGGTCTGGTTGCCCGAACCCTTGACAGTGAAGTCCTCGTTGCCAGACCCCTTCGAGCACTTCCAGCCCCGCTTGGCTGTCTCGGCGTAGATGAGTTGGGTCTGGTCTCCGGAGTCCACGAGCACCATCGCCCGGTGGACGTTCAGCGCCGCGACCATCTTGTCGAGCTCGCCCCAGGTATCGACCTTGGCGAAGGCCATCAGACGCGAGTGCCCGGTCACGCTCCACCGCCGGCAGACCAGATAGAAGTGCCCACGCTGGCAGTCGATGCCCACGCTCCGCATCGGGACCGACCCGGAGGGAGCATCCTTGCGGGCCACCACCTTGGCCTTGGGCGTGATCATGGCCTCGTCCTCCCAGTCGTCCCCGAGGGAGTAGTCGCTGGCCGTGGCCGCCGTCACCATCGTACCGCCGTCGTCGCTCCAGGGCAGGGCGAGGTACTTGGTTTTGAAGATCATGCGCCCAGACTCGTCGCCGTAGTTGTCGCTGGCCTCCTTGGCCTTGAGCATGTCCACGCTCAGGGAGCCCCAGCTCGTCGAGGCAAGGGCGTTCACGTGCAGGCCCACGTAACCCTTCTTCTGCGCCACGCCCATGGGCACGAACTCCCCTTCGGCGTTGCACTTGTTCCGCGTCTCGTTGGTGTCGGCCAGCCGTGTGCCGCACTTCGCGCACTCGTACGTGGTGCCCTCCTCGACCTTGCGGTGGTCCCAGCCCGTGTCCGTCCGGGCCGCTTCTGGGAAGCGGATGAAGCTCCAGTCGTATGCCTGCAGATGCCCGCAGCACGGCGCCTTGAAATGCCACTCGCGGCGGTCAGTCATCTCGACCAGGTTGTGGAAGTCGTCCCCTACCAGACCGGGCTGGCTCGCGTATAGTTTCTTGCTCGTCCACTCGTATGCCTTCGTTCTGGCCATGGACTCGCCCACCGCCCCGCGTGGCCACTTCCAGATCTCGTCCCCGAACACGTACCGAGTCGAGATGCGTTGCAGGTCCTTCTCCGTCGAGGCGCTGTTGTTGTAGACGATGGTCCCGTCCGCGAAGTCGATGGTGTCGCTCTTGGCGTTGTCGTGCACGCTCAGGTGGTCACGCACCGCAGGCACGACGTTGAAGATGGGCCGAAGATAACGCAGGGTGAAGTCCTTCGCGTTCTCCTGGTTGTCCATGTAGATGACCATGTTTCCCCGATCGTTGGCCATCAGGTAGGTCGCCGCCAAGCGCATGGTCAGCGTCTTGCCGCACTGGATTGCCCAGGGCATCGCCAGCACCCGCGTCGAAGGCTCGAGGAAGATGCGCAGCGCATGCCCC